GCAACGATCGGCGGGGCCGCAGCGGCAACGGCCGAGATCGAGGCGGACAATGAGCCCGCGCGCGAACAGGTTCGCGTTGAGGCCGAGCGCCCGACTAAGCTCGAAACGCCAGCCGCGCCCGGTGACGAGCCCGAGAGCGTGTTCGACCGCCGCCTCGCGCGATTGACGACCCTCGCCACCGAGGCGCAGTTCGAGACGGGGACGCTGTTCGGCGATCTCCGCGATCTCATGCTCGACCAGTATAAGCATCAGGTTAAACCGTGGGCGCAGATGAAGCCGAGCGAGAAACAGGCGATCGTCAATCAGTGCGAGAGCGTCGCCGGGATCGTCGTCGGGAAAATGGTCCTCGTTCTCGCTCAAGAGGACAGCGAGACGGTACAGGGTACGCTCGACAAGAAATGGACCGTCAATGGCGAGTCGATCGAACTCAAGGTAAAGCTCGCCGAGGTGCATAACGACACCTTGATCGACGTCCTCAAGCTCGCCGGGCAGCGCGTCGTCCTCGTGTCGGCCGATAGCAAGCGGTTCATGTCCGCGCGCCGATCGCAGGACCAGGGGGACGACCAAGTCGCGATGCAGTTCGAGGCCACGCCTAAGCCGGAACCGAAGCCCGAGACGGCTCCCCGGGCCGCCGAACCGCTCCCCGGGTCGGAGGTTTCGGACGCCGCGCTCGCGGACGGGGACGAGACGGAGAGCGGGGTCGATCGTGCTATCGACAACGCCGTCAAGGATGCGATCGAGGAGAGCGCAATTTCGGGTACTGGCGCAGTGGTCGATAAAATCTTCGGCGTGTTCGATACGACCGACGCGGAATGGATCAAGACGGTCGCGGTCGGCAATGACACCGACGAGTGGACCGGGGACACCGCCGAAGCGCTGGCAATGACGAGCGAGGAAGCGGGCAAGCTCGCCGACGAATACGGCGACGGGTTCGAGGCGCGACGGTTCGACGACGAGGGTTGATCGACCGATTGCGGGTGGAAGGTTTTGACGTCTCGGCGCCAAGACTAGTCCACCCGCAGTCCACCAACGAGAGAGAACGGCTCAAAGAGGGTGGACTAGTTTCGGGCTTCGGTCGGGAAACTAGTCCACCCCGATTATAGCCGATCCCGGCTAGAACGGAGAGAAGTCACGATGTTGCGATTTGCAGTTTACCCGACCGGCCGCCCCGCGTTCGTCGACCCGCACAAGGTTTCCGCCGTGTTCGACCTGATCGAAATGAAGCCCGCCTCAATTCGCGGCGCTGATCCGATGGTTACGATTATCGGGACGACGCTCGTCGTCGACGGCGCTCCGGTTCACCTCGCCGGCGATGCGACCTCGATCGCCGAAGTCGTCGCCGAAGCGCAGCGCGTCCCGTTCCCGCGCCTCGATAGCTAAACCGTCGTGTCACTCTACGACGACAGCAACCCAAACCACCTCGCGATGCTCGAAAGGCGTCGCGCAGGATGGACCGCGGAAAAAGAGGCGGCGTTGCAAGCGCGCATCGCCGAGCAGAGGAAAGCCAAGTGAAGCCGACGGATATCGGTCGCGCCGCCATGCTCGCAAAGGGGCGCCTCAAGGCGGGCCAAATGAACGACACGGAAAAGGCATATGCGGCACACCTCGACGCGCTCAAGCTCTCGGGCGACGTCCTTTGGTGGGCGTTCGAGGGGATCAAGCTCCGCCTGGCGGATGGCGCGTTTTACGTTCCGGATTTCGACGTCATGGTCGCGGACGGGACGATCGAGATCCACGAGGTCAAAGGAAACTGGGAGGGAGACGCGAAGCTCAAAGTTCGCGTTGCGGCCGACCGATATCCGTTCCGCTTTCTCGCAATCCAAACGGTTCCGAAATCACGCGGCGGAGGGTGGCAATCGGTCGATTTCAGTTCGATCGACGCGCCGCTCTTGCCTGGATTGCGCGATAAAGCGATCGTCCCGCCGCCAGTAAAGCGCGAGAAGCTGGCCGACCCGTTCGCAGCTCCAGCCGCACCGCGGCGCGTGAAGATCCGGAAGACGGAACCGGCGGGGTTGCTTTAATGAAGCGCTCCCCGGTTTCATGGCCCCTTGCCTCCCCGGCCGTGCGCGTCGGCTCTATGGGCGCTGGCGTGCAGTCAACGACGATGGCTCTCCTGTCGGCGGAGGGCCTGATCGAGCCGTTCGACGAAATGATTTTTTCCGACCTATTTGCCGAGCCGCTCGCGGTTTACGAACATTTGCGGTTTTTGCAGTCGCCGAACGTCGCACTTCCCTTCCCAATCGTCACGGTATCGGCTGGCGATCTTCGCGCCGACGTGGTTGCGAGTTCCGACTCTTGGCGGGATCTCGGCGGCGCCGCAACACCGCGCCACCTTTGGCGGACCGCATTACGAGTAGCTAATCCCCCGTTTTTCACGCGGGGGCCTGTCACTGTCGAAAAGCGGGTCGTGCTTGGCGCGCTCCCCTTGTTCGATATGGCGGAGGAGGAGGTCGAGATTATCGTCGAGCGCAAGACCGAGCGGGAAACCTTCGGGATGCTTCGGCGCGGATGCACCAAGGAATATAAGATCGAGCCTATCACGGCTCGCGTTCGAGACTTGGTCGGGCTCGCAAAAGGCGAGGCCGGGCCACTGTCGCCGATTGTCGAGCTTTCGATCGGCCTGACAACGGACGAACTCGAACGCCTGACGACGTCTCAACAGCGGTGGATACACCACAGGCACCCCCTTTGCGAACCGATTCCCGGTTATCCGCAAGGCATGTCACGCGGCGACTGTATCGAGTTCCTACGCCGTCGAGGAATTGTCGCGCCGAAAAGCCGTTGTTTCTTTTGTCCGTTCCAATCGGACGAGCTTTGGCGCGAGCTTCGCGACAACTCACCGGAGGAGTTCGCCCAAGCCGTCGAGTTCGATCACGCCATCCGAGACGGGATTCGCGGCACGACAACCAAGCTATATTTGCACTCCGCCCGCATCCCACTCGACGAGGTCGATTTCAATCGGCCGCCGATGTTGTGGACAGCCGAAGGGCTTCGGAACGAATGCCAAGGGATATGCGGACTATGACGCTTGCCATATTTTACGTTCGGGAGGATGAAGGGCGGGCGGGCGACGCTTCCAACGCCGTCCCGCCCAGATCACCGGCGAGGAGTGCCGACGACATGACGCGTTTACCCGCCCTCACTCGTGGGCGCAATTCCCGATGGCTGTAAACCGTCACTCATACGTCGGCTTTTACCCGTCCGATTGGCTCGCTGGCACCGCTCGAATGACGCGGACGCACAAGTCGATTTACTTCGACGTGTGTTGCTACATTTGGGATCAGAATCGCCCGTGTCCCGTCGCCGAATTGCCTCTCATGCTCGGCGATATCCATAACTGGCGGGACCTCGTCGAGGACCTAGTCGAGGCCGGGAAACTCGTCCGCGGCGCAGACGGTTCGCTATGCAACGAACGCGCGATTTCGGAGGCTCAAAAGGCGTTCTCGCTTTGGGAGAAGAAATCGCAGGGCGGAAAGCGCGGCGCGGCGAAAACCAACACTCCCGGCGGGAGTGGCGACAGGAGTCCCGCCGGGAGTGGCGACGGGTCAAGTCCAAAAACGGCCGGGACTCCCGACGCAGAACCTGAACCTGAACCTGAACCAGAACCAACGTTAGAAGATGATGTTGAAGGCGCGGGCGAAATTGCGAAGTCCGATCCGTTCGGACACGTCGAACAGGTCACGGCCAAAATACTCCGAGCTGGCGGGGTATCCGCTCCGCCTAGCCGACACGCGAAGCTCGCGGCGCAACAGGATATCGTTCGGGGATGGCTCGCCACGGGATTGACCGAAGCCGAATTGCTCCAGGCAATCGAACAACGGGTCCTCGACCAGCCCGAGGAGCGCCACAGTCTCAATCGGTTCTCACCAATGATCGCGGACATAGCCGCACGGAAGGATGCACAGGCAAATGGAAAAGTTCGGGGCAACGGCGCAACGCCTACTCGGTCGAGAAACGGGTTCACGAACGCAATCCGTGAGGCTCGCGCCCTCCGTGAGGCTGGCGCCACCGACGACGCTTGAGGAGTGCCGAGCGCTCAAGGCATGGGCCGATGCCGAGCCGATCCGTCCGCCGATCGCGGCGTCACGGGATCAGATCGAGACTCACCTTGAGTTTTTGAGCGACACGCTCCCGTCGCAGACGATCGACGACGAGAGCGGAAAGCGCCGGTTCGCGGTTTACGTCTCGCTCCTCGGTCATTTCCCGAACGCAGCGCTCCAGCACATGAGCCGGGAGGCGTGTCGCACGCTCAAGTGGTTCCCGACCCCCAAGGAATGCCTCGACCTCGTCAAGACCTATCGAGCCCCAACGTCGGACCGCGACACCGCCCTTGCGCTTTGCTCGGACTTCACACAGAACCAGTTCGACGCATGGCTCGCCAACGTCGCGGCCGGGCAGGACGTGGGCGACGTACCGGAGCAATGGCTCCGCATCGCAACGGAGCGCGGTCCGATCCGGCGTTTGTCGGACGGTTCGTTCGTCTCGCGAGCCAAGTATCACGGACCGGTCAAGCCTTACGCGGACCTCGCTTCGCAATGAGCCTGATCGTCGATCGCCTCGGCAAGGACCGCGCCGACCTCCTCTCGACCCGTGTCGGCGGAACTCGCGTGTTCGTCCCCAACTCGATCGACGATCACTCGGGCAAGCTTCGGGACCGTCTCGGGGATGATTTGTTCGGCTCGCTCGTGTTCCATTTCGGGGGAACGCGGTTGTACGTCCCCAGGCCGGAAAACGACCGCAGAACCGGACAGGAACCGGTCGACGATCGACGCATCGCCAGCCTTACGAAACGTGGCTGGAGCGCGGCTCGCATAGCCCGCAAGCTCGGATGCTCGGACCGCACGGTTCACGGAAGGAGGGCCAAGTTTCGACACCTCGATAAGCATTGATCGACTTAACCAATCAGGAGCTACGACCATGAGTGATGAAGCAAATAAGACCGGGAATAATGCGGACGTAACCGCAGACCGGGCCGTGGAGCGCGATTTGTGGTGCAAAGGTAGTGAGGTGGCCGGGGATGCCGTAAACGCGCCCAGCGACCGGAAAATCGGGGGTAACGGGCATGGTGACGGCGTGGTCGTTGCCCCAATGGTTTCGATGTTGGCGGTGACGATCGATCCCGATCTCGGACAGCCCGCGTTTGTCGAGGTCAACGGGGAGCGGTTCGAGCCGGTGAAGCTGGCGGGACACGCGGACACGGAAGCCGAGGCGATGGCGAGTTTCGACCGCCTGAATTGCCCGACGTGCGGAGGGAGCGGTCATGTCGACGACGCGGTCGAATTGGTCGGGCGCCGGTCGCGCAGGATTGTTGAGCTAGACGGAACCGTCGCGGCCCTCACGATCAAGCTCGCCGACGCGGAGGGCTCGCTTGTCATCGTTGACGCCGAGCGCGAGCGTTTGCGCCGCCTACTGGCGGATATGACGACGAACCGGGACGCGCTTGATCAGGCTTGCAAGCGCAAGGGCGAACGGATCGACGCGGCAGAGGGGTGTGCCAAGTCATTCCGGCAAGCGATCGTCGACAATGCGGGCGCGCTGTCGAGCATGGCCGCCGAGCGTGACGCGGCAACGGCGGAACGGGATCGGCTGATCGGCCGGCTTGAGTTCCGACACGGCGAGATCATGCGGTTAGGCGATCGGATCGTCGACCTCACGAACGAGAACGCGCGTCTCGAACGACAGGTCGGACTAGCCGAGGACGCGATGCTCGGGAATGCGACGCAACGCAACGAGGCTCGAGCTCGTATTCTCGCCGTCGAGATCGAGCGGGACACGGCTCGGGACATTGCCGCGCTGTTCCGCGAGCGTTTGACCGAGATCCGCGACTATCTCGCCAAGGAGGAGCGGTTCGCGCCGACGATCAAGATTATCGACGCGACGCTCGAAACCGTCCCCGGCGACATGGAGGTCGAGCGCGCAATCCGCCGAAGCCGAGACGAGTTCGTCCAGGCGATCCACGACGCGACCCCGAACGGGGAGTATATCGAGGTGCAGCACCACACGAACGGGGATTGGTCGGTCGCGGTCCGTCCGCGTTGCCGGGTCGTGACGTCGCCGCGGTTCTATGGGGAGGAGGCGAGAGAGGCGGCGGTCGCGGTCGTAACCGCATCATTCGACCGCCAGCCGTCCGCGATCAGCCGCGAGGCATGGTATGCGAGAGCCGCCCTTGTCGACATGGTCGCCGAACGGCTCGGGATGCGGAGGGCCGCGAAGTGATTTGCGGGCATTGCCAAGGGACAGGGCAAGCGCCCGACAAGATCACGCTCGAATGCGTCGGTTGCCAACGATCGGTCGTCGTGACGTACAAAGACGGCGCCGACCTTCGGGCGAAGTGCGAGAATGTGCTTTGCGCCGAGTGCAAGCGAACCAAGTCGTGACAGGCGTACTCAACCTCCTCGGCGCGTTGATCGTATTCGCGACCTTCGCGATCTTCCGGCAAGACGGAGCGCCGTGGGCGCCGATCATGCTCCTCCCGATTATTCTACTGATCGTCGCGGCGGTCAAAGAATGGGCGGACTAGCGCCGGCCCGAAAACCTGATAACGAAAACGGGCCGGATGATTCGCAGTCACCCGGCCCAACACAGTCGAAGGAACCGACCATGTCCGACAGGACCGATACAAATACCGTTAGCGATCCGACAAGAGCCGTTGACGACACGACGCCGGGCTTTCTGATCGACCTGGCCTCGCGCATTCATGCGAAGGCAACCCCGGCGATGGGGTTCGACGGTTACGACGTCGACCGGCTGATCGAGATCGCGCGCAACCTCGCCGAACCCGCCTTCCTTCCTTGCAAGTCGGGCGAAGGTGCGGGGGAGCCGTTTTGCAATGAAGACGGCGAGATCGTGCTTCGCAATAAACTGGCGGCAGACTTCGCGGCGTGGCTTGATCCGTATTGGGCGCGGGCTCTCGCCTACCTGTCCACTCCCGATGCCACCCAGACGCGAGAAGCGGAGGGGGCGAAACGTCTTGCCGCGTTTGCAGACGGGGGAGCATTCACTTGGCGCGATGGGCAGAGCACTGATTTCAACGCGCTGCGTGCCGATATTCGCGCCGTTCTAGTGAGGTCGAAGGAGGCGAACAGATTGGCGTTGGAAGACGCCGATGCGCTCGACCGGATGGCGGAGGAAGCCGACGACAACGGCTGGCAGGATTGGGGAGCGATGATGCGTCAATCGGCAGAGCACACCCGCGCCGCCCTCAACGCCCGAGGTGGGGCATGAGTGGTTCACTGCCATGTCCGAACATCGAAGACCACGCCCAGCAGCCGGAAGGCTACATCGCTTGGCACCTGTGGGCGGCTGAAATGTCCAAAACGTACAAACAGCGGAAGTGCGACGGCTGCGGCAAGTTCGCCATCTGGGAGCCGAAAGCATGACCCCCAATCCCAACCCGAGCCCCGAGTTGCTAAAGACGGTGAGCGATGCGGCTGTAGCCTATGCTGCATTCGTCGAGGCGCGTAACCGCATGAACGCCGCTGTCCCCGCTATTGACGGGACGAAAGCCGAGCGTGACCTCTACGATGAGCGCTACAAGGCTGACCACACTGCCGAACGCGAGCACTTCCGCACTGCGATTTCCCTTTCTCACGTTGCCTCCGATGTCTTCGCCGCCCTCTCGCAGACACTGCCAGCGCCGGGGGAGGTGGGCTTCCCTGACATCGGGCCTGATCCGATGAAGGGCGATCGCGTTGACCGTATCGAACAGGCGGTTGCGGCCTGTCGCGAGGCATACGTCAAGCAACAGAAAGGCGTTCCCGACCAGACCGCGCTCGTCTGGCGCTGGCACCTCGGCGCATTGCTCGAATGCGCGACTAGGTTGAAGGCAATCCTGTCGCGCGACACCACCGAAGCCCTCGCCACCGTTGCGGCAGCGAATGACGAAGGGAACGCGAAGTGAGAGGCGGCGCGCAACCCGCATCCGGCGGCGTCGCTCCCCGGCTCAACCGCGACGACCTGGTCGCGCAACGGCGAGAGGTCCAAGCCCGCCCCGCCAGTGAGGAGCGGACCAAGGAACTCCGCCGCATCACGAACAAGATCAAGGGGCTTGAATACCGCAGCGAGAGGAACGGAATATGACGACGGCCGATAAGGCAAAGCGGACGATCCTCGCGATCGAGATCCCGCGCGACGAGCTGGCGTTTCGGATCATGCAAAAGGCGGTCGGGCTCGTCCCGCCGCCGGGCATGACGTGGCAGGAAGCAAAGGCGATGGCCGAGGCCGGTCAACCCGGAATGTGGTCGATATTCGTCGCCCAGGCCGACGCCGCGGCCCTGTATTTCTACGAAGTTCTAAACGCCGCCCGTCAACCCAACTAATCGGAGTTACGACCATGAAACCCGACCGTTTCCGCCCCGACGCCGCAGCTCGCCGCGTCATGCCGTCCGACCTTTCCCGCGACTTGGCGCGCGACCGCCTGTTCTACGGCGCGTCATTCGTCGACGTCACCACAACCGACGGCGTCGTCACGAGCGTTGAGCGAGTCCCGCCGACGATCGCGGGCAACCGAGGGGATCGCGTGATCGTCGACGATCCGCATTGCTCCTATCGGTGCGAGCATTGCGGGACCGCTCAACCCGCTCGACACGAAACTTGCGCGCCTCCGTTCGACGTCCAGCCTCACGCCTTCACCGGCAAGCATCCTGCCGACGTGAAGGCTCGCGCCGACGCTCTCGCGCTGTTCAACCCGTCAGACGCCGAGGTCGAGGCCGCCAAGGCGTCGTTCGAGGAGCGTCGCAAGCCGATCGCCAGCGTCGGCCGCAACTCGATCCCGAAGTCGCACCGCGGGGAGGGCGTGAACTATGTCGATTGAGGCAGAGATCGGCACCGAGGAAGGCGAGCGATGCAACCGCGTCGATATGGCAGGAATGCGTTGCGACGGCGAAATGTATCTCGCCGAAAGCGAGAATTGCTCGTGTCATATCAGCCCGCCTTGCGGTTCATGCACGGACGCGCCGATCCTTTGCAGCGTTTGCGGCAAAGAGGCGGGCGAGTTTTGACAATCGAAGCCCAGGCCCGCGCCATCCTCTCCGACGCCATCGCGGCGAAGGGGGCGGCGTGGACCAACACCGCGCATTCGGTCCGCGCCGGAACCTATGGTAATCAATGGACCGAGTTCGCCCTTGCGGCGATTGAGGAAGCCTTGAGACACGGACCGGAGCCCGACGAATGACGAAGCGGAAAGAGCCCCCAAAGACAGCAGCGGAGGCGCGCAGTCGACGCGGCCGAGCGCACAAGGACGCGGCCGGGTTCACCGACATGGAGCGCCTGTTCGTCCTGCATTACATGGGCGTCGGCAATCGCGTGATCGGGCAATCGGCATTGCTGGCGGGGTACGGCAAGGGCAACCTCCGCAACGCGCAGCGCGCCGGCTCCGACGTCATGGCCCGGCCGCATATCATGGCGGAGGTTGAGCGCCTCACCGAAGCCCGAAACGAGAAACTCCGCATCACGGCCGACGACGTTCTCCGCGATATCGTGATCCTCCGCACCGACGCCGAGTATCTCCCCAAGACGACACAGACGATCAAGACGCGGCTCGATATCCTCAAGACGCTCGGCGAGCATGTCGCGGTGGGCGCGTTCCGCCGTAACGTCGGCTTGTCCAGCCCGACCGGCGGACCTATCGAGCATGTCGATCTCGCCGCGCTGGCGGACCTAACAGATCAGGAGCTAGAAACACTTGAGCGCGCTCGCGAAATCATGGACCGGGCAACCGGGCGCGGCGCCGATGCGGTTCCCGACGGGCGCGCAGATCAGGGCGGAGAAGGAACGACGCCGGAAGGCTAAGGAGGCCGAGGATCTCGCTCGCGACGCCGAGGCGATCCGCGAGCGATGCTCCACCTTGACCGGGTTCGTCCGCGAGTTCTGGAGCATCCTCGAACCGAAGGCCGAGCTTAAAATCGGGTGGGCCGTCCAAGCCGTCGCGACGCACCTTGAGGCCGTGACGGAGGGGCGGATTCAATACCTCCTAATCAACGTCCCGCCGGGGATGATGAAATCCCTAATGGTCGCCGTGTTCTGGCCCGCGTGGGAATGGGCGCTCCACGATTCGAGCTATCGCTATCTCACGTCGAGCTACTCTCGCGGCCTCGTGTTGCGCGACAACGCGAAGATGCGGCGATTGGTCGAGAGCGACAAGTTCAAGCTCCTCTTTCCGCACGTCAAGCTAGACCCGTCGAGCAACGCCAAGGAGAAGTTCGAGAACCTCGACACGGGCAACCGTGAGGGCAAGGCGTTCGAGAGCATGACGGGCGGCCGTGGCGACCGCGTCCTGATCGACGATCCCCATTCGGTAAAAAAGGCGGAGAGCGACAACGTCCGCGAGGGCGTGGTTCAATTATTCAAGGAGTCGATACCGGATCGCCTCAACGATCTCACGAAATCCGCGATTATCATCATCATGCAGCGCCTTCACGCGCGCGACGTCGCCGGGACGATCATCGCCGAGGGCTACCCCTATTGCCACCTCAACCTGCCGATGGAGTTCGAGCTAACGCGCGAGGTCAACGGGCAACAGGTTTCGGGCCGATGCGTCACGTTCGACGACAACGGGGTTGAGCTGTTCCGCGATCCGCGCAAGATGGACGGCGAACTCCTATTCCCCGAGCGCTTCCCGGCGAAAGAGGTCGCGCGGCTCAAGACGATCAAGGGCTCGTATGCGTGGGCCGGGCAGTATCAGCAGCGGCCGACCGCGCGCGAGGGCGGATTGTTCAAGCGGGCATGGTTCGCGGGCAAGATCGTCGACAAGGCCACGCTTCCCCCCGAGATCCGCGACCGGGTCCGAGCGTGGGATTTCGGCGCAACGGAGGAAGGCGAGAGCGAGGGCGATCCCGATTGGACCGTCGGAATGCCGATGGCTCGACACGGCGCGGATTTCTACGTGTTCCGACCCGAGCGCGATCGTCTGTCGCCTGGCGAAGTTCTCCGGCTCGTCGTTTCAACCGCGATGACGGACAAGCGCGGGACGATCGTCCGCCTACCGATCGAGCCAGCCGCGGCGGGCAAGTTCCAGGCCGAGGCATACGTCAAGGCGCTTGCGGGCTTCCCGGTCGTCATGGAACGGCCGAGGGGCAGCAAGACGGAGCGCGCCCTCCCGGCGGCAATTCAGGCCGAGTACGGTCATATTTATCTCGTGAACGACGGGCCGCCAGACGAGGCCGGGGTCGACGATTGGATTCCGGAGTTCCTCGACGAATTGACCGGTTTCCCGCGCGCCTCTCACGACGATCAGGTCGACGCGTTCGCCGACGCGCTCAATCAGCTCGCCTTGAACGAACATATCCCGTTCGAGAGCGCCAGCGCGGGCCACGCCGAGACGTTGACGGTCGTCGAGCGTGACACGCGTTACCAGTTCCGCGATAAGTCGGAAAATGACGGGGGCGGCTTCGGCTCCGTTCGCTCGAACACGCAAGGACTAGCGTTCTAATGGCCCTCCCTTCGATCATCCGCCGCCCCCTCGAACGCGTCGGGATGCTCGACCCGATCAGCGACACCGGGTTAGACGTCGCGCCGATCCGACAGGCGTCCCCGCAGGACGACAACGCCCCCCCGAGCCTCAACGGCATGGTGTCTCGATCGCCGGACGCGTCATGGATTCCCGCGCTATGGCAAAAGGCGATATCGGGGAACGACGACCCGATCCTCGCGAAGGATGGCAGCGGGCTCAAGCTTTACGAGGCGCTCCTCTCCGACGAGACGGCTATGTCGACGCTCCAGCAGCGGCGCTTGGCGATCACGTCGAAGGAATACGAGGTCGTGCCGGGCGACGACAAAGATCCGCGCTCGATCAAGGCGGCCGACGACTTCCGCGCCATGATCGACAGCCTCGGTTTTGATCGCGTTACCGGGTTGCTCCACTATACAATCTGGTACGGGTACGGCGTCGCCGAGGGCGTCTATGAAATGCGCCAGCACGACGGGCGTACGATCGTGTGGCTCAAGGATATCGTGGTCCCCGATCGCCGTTGGTTCGGGTTCACGCTTGAGGGCGAATTGCGGTTCATCGGAACGCTTGCCTCGCTGGAGGGCGAGGAGCTACCCGCTAACAAGTTCCTAACGCTCCGCACTGGCGGGACGCACGACTTTGCGTTCTACGGGCTCGGCCTCGCGCATTGGTGCTACTGGCCCATTTTCTTCAAGCGCGCCGCGATCAAGTTTTGGGCGCTCTACCTCGAAAAGCTCGGCCGCCCGACCGTCGCGATCGGGTTCGCAGACGCGGACAAGGACGACAACAAGCGCAAGTCGGAGCTTCTAGAGGCGGCGGTTTCGATCGGGCAGGATAGCGCCGTTCTCCTCCCGGCCGACTACCTCAAGAGCGAACTCGTCAAGATCATGGAGAGCGCGAGGAGCGGGAACAATGTCCAGGGTTACAAGGATTTCGTTTCCGAGAATAACGAGGGGATCATGCGCGTTGTCCTCGGGCAACCTGGCACGTCTAAGGGGGTATCGAGCGGCCTCAATTCCAATCAGGCCACAGAACACGCGGGCGTCAAGGAGGAGATCGTAAAGGCGGACTCCGACCTCATTACGGACGGTATCGGCTCGACGTTCGGGGCATGGATCACGCGTTGGAACCACGGCGGCGACGTCAAGCCCCCGATCGTTCGTCGCATCCTCAAGGCTGGCGAGGATCTTAGCGCGGTCGCGAAGCGCGACGTTGATCTCGACGGCATCGGGATCAAGCGCAGCGAGGACAGCGTCAAGGCCACCTACGGCGACGGCTACGAGGTCGACCGCGAGACGACGGCGGAGAAGAACGCGCGCGAGGCGGCGCTCGCTACGGCAAAGGCGGGCGCTATTGCCGCGCCGGGCTCGAACGTCGTCGATATCAAGGCGGCGAAAAAGGCCAAGATCACCGAGTTTGCAGCGCAGGGCAGCGACGAGCCGTTCTCGGCCCTCTACGTCTCGCGCAAGGCAATGACGTCGACCGCGACCAAGCTCGCCGCCTATGCGCGCTCGATCGGCATTACGGAGCCGGTTCCCGATATGCACGTCACGGTGCTTTACTCGAAAACGCCCGTCGATTGGTTCGACATGGCCGGCGAGGGATGGGACGGCGCCGAGGAGACTATTCGGGAGGGCGGGCCGCGGTTCGTCGAGCGTTTTGGCGACGCGATCGTTCTCCGGTTCAATGCGCCCGGCCTCCGCTGGCGTCACGACAGCATGATCGAGCGCGGCGCGTCGTCGGACTATCCCGAGTTCAAGCCGCATATCACGCTCGGCTATGGCTATCCCGACCTAGATCTCGCCCAGGTCGAACCTTTCCTCGGCGAATTGAAGTTCGGGCCGGAAGTGTTCGAGCCGATCAAGACGGACCCGGTCGATCCGGCAAAGCTCGACTTCACGGCCGGGGATCAGTTCGACGCGATCGACCGGCTCGTCGAGGCATCGGTTCGCGAGGATTCGCCACTGTTCCGCGCGATCGGCGAGGGAATGAAGGACGCTTTGCAAGGCGTGACGTCGGTCGAGGGCGCGCGTGTCGCGATCCTTGAGTCGATCGAGCGGTTCAACCCGACCGCGCTCGCCAAGGCGCTCGCAATCCCGCTCCTTGCCGAACGGGCGGGCGGCGTAGTCGGTGCAGATGACGAGGTCGACGCGTGACGCACTACCGCGCCGCTATCCTCGCGTTCGCCCTCGTCGCGATCGTCGTCGGGCTGATCGCCGGATGACACGGGTTCGGGGAGGGACCGCCGGGATCTTGGCGGCGTTCGCGGCGGGATGGCTCGACCCTCTCGACGCGGGCCTCCCCGAAGAACGCGACCTCCCGCCCATGACGCCGAGCGAGCGTCGAGCCCGAGCCCGGCGGGACAAGCGGCGAGAACGAAAGATAGCGTTGCGGTTGCCGTTCTGACGCGCATAGGGCTTGCATATTCCGCCGCGGTTTTGCAGAACGTCGGACGTTGCGACGGCGCGGATATTCGGAGACGCGCTAGGCTCCCTCGGGGCCAATAAAGATCAGCCGAGGGCTTTAGGTAGGTAGGTGGCCGCTCCGCTCTGAAAGTCCTTCGGGACCAACGGGAAACACATCGCTAGGGTAACGACTAGCTCGCATCGCTCGGCCCCACTGGCAACGGTGGGGCCGTTCGCGTATCGTCGCCCGGTCGATCATCACGACCAACCGAAAGGAACCGACATGGCCCTCCGACATTTTCGATTTATCCTATCCGCCGTCATCATCGCCGCCGCGAGCTTCGCGAGCCATACGGCGAGCCTGATCGAACGCGCCGTCCTGTTCGCGGTCGACGTCATCGCCGAACCGTTCCAGATCCGACAGCCGGTTTCCGCTCCGATGCTTTCCGGCGGCGGTTCGGTCGGTATCTCGTCGGCGCTCTACCAGCCGAACCGACACGAGGCCGGAGTCTCGCGGCGCTCGGCCGACCGCAACACCTAAGCCCGCGCACCACGCGCGAGCCGTTTAGAGGCCGTCCCTTTCCGAGGGGCGGCCTTTCGCGTATCCAGCCCGGATGCAGTTTGACAGCGAAGATCCCCGCACCCGCCGAGCGACCCGGAAGCTCCGCCCGCTCCAGCTCGACGCGGCCGATATCGAGGCGTGGCTCCTCGCCAAGGACCCGACCGCAATCGGTCCGTATTACGAGCTAGGCCCGGAGGAATACGCGCGGGCCTTCACCGCAGCGCAGACGGCCGGCACTGATATCGCCAGTGATCTCTATTACGCGCTGATCGACGCGGTATCGGTCGGAGGCTCGCTCGCCGACTTTCAATCGCTCGTGATCCCGACGCTCAAGGCGAAGGGGTGGCTTGAGGGCGACGACGGGCAGATCGCAACACGGGTCAAGCTGATCTATGACACGAACATGCGGCTCGCGCGGGCGGCCGGGCGTTGGACCGGATACCAGCGATCGAAAGACCTGTTTCCGTATCTCCGCGCCTTCACGGTGCAGGACGATCGCGTTCGCCACCCGCCGAAGTCGAAGAACTCGGATCATCGCGCGTGGGACGGGATCATTCTCCCCGTCGATCACCCGTTTTGGACGATCTACTGGCCCCCGCTCGGCTTCCGTTGCCGATGCGACGTCGTTCAAATGAGCCGATCCCAACTCGCGCGCTACGCTGGCGGCATCACGAGCGACGACGACCTAGAGGACCGCAAGAAGCGGCTAGGCCCGCCCGTGTTCCTCGCTCCCGTCGCGCCGATCGCCGCGCAGCTCGAACAAATGGTCGCGGCGACGAACGATCGCGAGGGCGGCCGGATGCCTGGCCTACCCGCGGTCGATCCGCGCAAGACGGCGCAACAGGGCGGGGACATTTGGGACGCCGTGATCGCGGCTAAGTCGCGCGAGGACATTGGTCGCCAGCTTGCGCGCTTCGGGTTCTAGGGGGTGGCTCCGGGGTCGTTCATCGCCGCCGACAATCCACGACAGGCCCCGGACGTTGTCTAACCCTCGATCCTTTTGTCGATCCGAACGGGCGGGTCGAGGAGCTATCGGTGGCTGTCGAGCCTCATGCCTTCGCGCTCGATTTCGGTCAAGGGGCGCCCGGCGGTATGCGGAGGCGTGAACCGCGGGGCATAGGCGCGCATTGTTTCCAGGCCGCCGCAATGGAAACAGTCGATCGCGCTTGGGCATGGAGCCTTGATCTCCTCGCAGCCTCCGCAACGGCATGTGAACGACACAATCGGCGTCGCGCAAATATCCGGCTCGATTTCCCGAATAACGCAAGTAGCATGGCTCGGCGGCGTTTTCCGCGTCTTCACACGAACCGGCGCGGGCCTCGGCGCGAACAGGTCGTCGGCGTCGTCGGTCATAGTCGGCGCCTCCACCGTCCCTTAGCGCGCGGATCGACCGCAGCGGGGCGGGCTCGACCAGGCCGATCCCATTCCTCGGCGCTCGTCTCGCCTTGATACTCGAACCCCGCCGCACGGATCGAACGACCATCCTCGCCGGGTAGGGTATAGGTCCACGCCTCGACATACCCGAGAGCCTTGCCAGCTCGACAAAGGGCTCCGTACAGCATCGAACACACCGGGGCGGCATGATCGCCGACCAGCGGCAAGCCGGACACGACCGCGCATCGCGTAATGACGAACCGACCGGTCCCGAGCCATACCCGCGCCGGGTTGCCAGCAAGTGCAGCGCCGACCCGAACCCCGTCCAGTTCGACCGCGACCGCAAACAGCGCGCCATGCACACGCGGCAAATGGCGATGCACGTCGGACACCCAAACGCGGGCTTCTCGACCCGTGATCGGCGAGAGGCGATACGTCATCGGTCGAGCCTCCCATTAATCCAAGTCGCGGGCCGACCAGCACGCCGCCAAGCCTCGACCTCGGGCCGTAGCAGCGTGTTCACCCCCGCCCGACGCGCGCGGTCGAGGATATTTTGCGCGGGCGGGAGGAGCGCGAACGCGTTGCGGGGGCGCGCGGTCGGATAATACGGGTATGCCATCAATGCACCACGAGCCACGGTTCGAGGCGCAGCTCGAACCCGACCTCTTGAGCCGCGGCAATGTTGAGCGACCAAGCGATTTGCGAGGCGAGGGCGCAGTCGGCCGCGACTAGCACTGGCTCGCGGCGGATCGGCGACAGGATCAGGTTCCCGGCGACGGCGAGAGGGAAGTCCTCGCGGAGAAGGGGGCGGTTCACGAGCGTAAAATCCAGCCGGGAAACTCGTCGGTCAACTCGATCGGATACCCGCGATACTGGAGGCGTAAGGTGGCGTCGCGCTCCTCGGCCGCAAGCGCCTGGAACGCCGACCCGCCCATAATCCAACGCGTATCCGGCTTCTCGCGCTTGCCCGCCTGGCGCTTGTCCAGTTCGACCGCAAGGGCCGCGTCTAGGTCCGTCCTGATCGTCATGTCCATTGCTCCGCCATCGCGTCCGCGATTCCTTGATATGTCGTCGACCGCTCCGACCAGCGATCGGCCGAGGGCGCCAACTTGTTTTGCCCGGAATCCGTTTGGTTGCTCCAGCGCTCGACACCTGTCCCGAACAGACCCAATTGCGCCCGGCCGTCGTCAACGATCCGCGGCGTCGCACGACCGGTCGCGCGTAACTTGCGGAGGTTGCGGCGCCAAAGCACCGTTGCCTTGCTCGCATCCTCGCGAAAATTGAACGGCTGGAGCGTTTGCGGCAGGGCATGGGGAGGGCAAACCTCCGTCCCAATGATGCCTTGCGGGTTTTCGACCGCATAGCCGGCGCCGTCGCCCTCCTCCTCGACCCAGTCGTCGAGAAGCTTGAATAAGAGCTTGGTCGTATGGATTGCGTGGAGCGTGCAAGCGTGGCGCCCGTAAATCCGCTCGTTCCAGTGCAAGCCGGCGTTGTTCAAATAGGTGCAAGTCGGATGGGCGATCACGCGCCGCGCGCCACGAAGTCCCCCCGCACGAATGAAGGGGAACACGTCGGCGACGATATGCGGGCCGCCATGCCGAGCCGGGCGGAGGTCAACGGAGATCGCCTCATGTCCGCGCGCCGCGAAGGTATCGCGCACGACCCCGCTCTCCTCGAACAGAACGACGACCTTCACGCGGCACACCCGAGCGACAATCGGCCAAGCCGGCGAGGCTTCACGCCGTCCCGAGCCGCCCGACACAACGCGTCACACCGGTTGTTCCAGCGCGCGTGCGGCGAGTGTCCGTCGGGCTTGTGGCCCGGTATCCAGACCGCCGACACCGCAATCCCGTGGACCTCGACGATCTTCGCGATTACGAGCGCCGCCTTTGCCATCGTCGACTCCGGCCGCTTCACCACGCGCCCCGAGATTCGCTCGACCGCCGACCGGCTATCGGTCAAGACGCGGACCTCGTCGCCCCGCCTGATATCGCCGTTACGCAGCAGCTTGTGGAGCGCGTTCGCAATGGCACGGAGTTCGGCGGTCGAGCTGCAATGCGTGTCGGCGCGCAACCGGCCCGACGCCTCGATCGGACCGGCGGCGTCGGGGATGATCGCCACGGTCGCCCATGTCGCGACCCGGTCCTTGATCCCGGCGTCGGTATAGAGGTCGACCCTCACGAACACACCGAACATAGAGAGGAGAATCCTCCGCAAGCAGGGCAACTTGGCCGCTCGTTCGGGCAAGTATGGCGAACACCCGTAGTTATTCGGGAATTACAAATCGGGCACGTCTTAGGCTGGAGCCCGGCTCGATATTGCGCCTGTCGCAACTCTTGGAGCTTATCGGACGTCTTTCGGATCTCCTCGGTCGCGCGCTGCATGGCCTCGGTTTGCGCCGACATGCTCGACCGGAACCGTTGCGATCGAAGCGCCTCCGTCATAGCCATAAACGCGGCAGTCATGGCGGCGTCGGAATAGACACCTTCCGCCGCATGAACCGTCATCGTCGGCCGCGCCGGTTTCGCCTTCACCCTCCCCGGCACGTCGAACAGGTCGAGCGAGAGGCCCGCCTTTTCCGCGAGCCTTGTCCCCAACGTGACGGCGTTGTCCCGCTCGTGCGGCGAGGTCGTCGACCGCGCCTTCGCAAATATCGCGGCGATCTTCTCGCGCGGGGTCATCGGAGGAGGTTCCGAAGCTTAACGAGATCCTCGCCGTCGAGCAGGAACGCGGCCGACGAAAGGTTGTAGGCCGCGACCTCGTCACCACGCGCCTTTGCGAGTCGCGCGACCTCTTGCATAGCCTCGCGGACCTGATCGGGGATCGACTTCACGAGACGAGCCCGAGCGCGACGGCGGCGTAATAGCCCGCGGTCGGGATGCAAATCCAGATGAAAGCGATTTCGAGCGCGCGGCGAGGCGTTAGATCGATGATCTTCGGCTCGTCGACCGGCGGACGATCGCGATAGTCAGCCATTAGGATTTCCTTTTCTGTTGCGCGACGTGCCGCGTTTCGACGGTATGCGGGGCGGCTCCGGCGTCCTCTTTCGCCGCCTCGGTCGCGGCCTTGACGCTCGTATGCGGTAGGTTTCCCCAGTCGCCGGGGCGGGACAGGTACGCGCCCGACTTGCCCGCAAAGGTCGTGACGAGGTAGCGGATCACGGCCACATGCTTTCGGCGAGGGCTTTGCCGCGAGCCGTGAGGCTATAGTCATAGCGATACGCGCCGATGCAGAGAACGCGAGTTACGTCCGCCAAGCCTTCGGACACCAATCCGCCGAAGTCGGTCCGGCCCGCTCCAGTGAACACGACACCGCAGTCGCGCAGCACCCGAAGGGCGACGAGACGGGGATCGCTCACGACCACACCACGGCGCGACCGAATACCGAACCCGTCGCGCGCACGAGATCCGCCGCTTCGGCAGAATCCCAGCCAACGAACCACGCCGACCGCGACGGTCCCGAATTGCGATAGGGGTTGTCCTTGCGCGACTTGGCCTCGGCGTAGTCCTGTTGACCAATCTCTTTCGGCGTCATCATATCACAGACCCCTCAAGGCAATTGCGGCACATGACGGGCTTATCCCCGCAAGCCGGACAGACCGGAAACAGCTTGGCGAGGATCGGAGCAACCACGCCGCGCGGGACGGTGGCGACCGGCACGACGCCGAACAGGAACAGCCGCCAGCTACGGCGGATCGTCTCGTCGGGTTTAGGCGACGGCGACCGCCAGCGAACCGGCACGATCGGGAGGAGCGACAGGCGCGGCTTGTAGCGGGCGGGGCTCACGAGACGATCGTCCGACCGAGTTCGGTCAAGCGAGCGCGGAAAGCGTCGGCGCGCTCCTTGGTGGCGAACGAGTAGTTATCGAGCGTCTTGCCGTCCGACTGGACGAACCCGACGTTGAGCCCGAGCCCTTGGGCTTCGCGCTTTGCGCGGACCCGTGCGGCGAGCTGATCCATTGCGGCGGTATCGAACATGGGAAAATCCTACCTAGCGTTGTGTCGGCAACCGGTCGTGAACCGGAGGGGCTAGGGTTAGGCCGTCGCTCAAAGCGACCCGACGCCGATACCAATACACGGTTCCGCGAACGTTTCAATAGCGTTTCATCGGACCCGCCACGCTTTCAGGGTTCCGCGCCAAACTCGCGCGCGGTATCTCTTGCCGATGGCAAAACGTTGGATTGAAGCGTTCCGCATCGGCGGAAAAGCAAGCCGGGGCATCAAGCCGGAGCATTTGGCCGAGGTCGTCGATGACGATTTCGGGGCCAACCCGCGCGCATTGTGCTTCGGTCATCCTAAGAGCGACGACCCGGCCGCCGGGACGATCACGGGGGCAAAGGTCGAGGGTAACTCCCTCATGGTCGAACTCGGGACCATGACGTCGAAGGCGATCGAGGGCATCAGGTCGGGCGAATGGCTCAACCGGTCCGCCGCGTTCTTCGACCCGCACCACGAGGCGAACCCACGGCCCGGCAAATGGACCTTGCGCCACGTCGGGCTCCTTGGCGGCGCGGCTCCCGGCATCCCCAATATGCAGCCGCTATCGAAGGCTCTCGCATTCTCGGCCGACGGCGACGATCTCGACGGGCTGGAAATCTTGGGCGACCCGGCCGACGCGCTCGTCTATGCGGGCGCACCGACCCCTTTCCACACCATTTTTGACGCGAAGGAACCGACGATGGAACGCACCCAGGCACAGATTGACGCCGACAACGAGTTCAAGGCTCGCGAGGACCGGCTCAAGGAGCGCGAGGAAGCCGCAGCGAAGCGCGTTCGCAATCAGTTCGAGGCGAGCAACGGCTCCTCGATCGACGCGCTCGTTCTCGCCGGAAAGGTTCTCCCCGCCGAGGCCGACGCGCTCAAGCTTTCGTTCAACGCGTTCGACCCGGAAGCGGAGGACCTCACGTTCGGCGCGGGCGACAAGGCCACCAAGGCGAGCGCCGTTTCGCATATCCTCACGTTCATGGCCGCAGCGCTCCCGAAGCGCGTCCCGACCGGCGAGCGCCTCTCGCCCTCGCGCGAGTTCAACGCCGACACGACCGACCGGGACGCACCGATCGCGGAACAGGCCGGCGACCTCACGGCGAAGGCTCGCGCCCGGATGGTGGCGAACCCGTCGCTCTCGTTCGAGGCGGCGATCGAGCTGGAGTCGGACGGCGGACACGTCGGCTAACCCCTCCCAACCCCGTTTCAACTAGGAGTTCTCGACATGGGCCAGACGACCGGCTTCCTCACCAAGTCTCTACAGGCCACCACGGCCATCCCCGCCCGCCGGTTCGTTGCCTATGGCGCGGCCGATGGCACGGGCGTTCCCGCATCGGGGACCGCGGCGTTCATCGCTGGCATTTCGTCCGACCTCGATACCGACGTCGGGCAGCGCGCGAGCGTGTTCATGAACGGCAATATCGCCGAGGTCACCTATGGCGCGACCGTGGCGCGTGGCGATCCTCTCACCTCGGACGCGCAGGGCCGTGCGATCAAGGCGACCGCCGCGGGGCAGTTCGTCGGCGGCTTCGCTGAAATCTCCGGCGTGGTCGGCGATATCGGCTCGTGTGTCGTCTCGCCCGGCATCTACTAAAAACCGCTTCAACAAGCCCCAAACGAGGACCCTATCGCGATGGCCCAGGCCCCTTTCGTCATCAACCCCGCTCTTGTCGCCATCGCGGTTGACTACAGCGGAATCAATCGAACCGCGCGCGGCTACATCGCCGATCGCGTTGCTCCCCGTATGCCGGTCGACGCGCCGCTGTTCCGCTACCCCGAATACAAGATCGAGGACGCGTTCACGGTTTACGACAACCAGGTCGATCGCCTCGGCCGCCTGAATGAGATCACGTCGAGCGCCACCGAGACGCCGGGCGAGACGAAGGATTACGGCATCCTCGAAAAGGTCCCGTTCCGCGACGAGTCCGCGGCTCGGAATCAGTCGATCCCGTTCACGCTCAAGACGCGCGCCGTGCGTCACGTCGTCGACGTCAATCAGCTCAACCGCGAGATCCGCGTCGCCGCGTTCGCAATGAACATCGCGAACTATCAGGCGGGCTACACGAGCGACCGCACCGTCTCCGGCGCTGGCAACTACAAGTGGTCGGACTTCAACAACTCGGACCCAGTCGCCGACGTGATCGACGCAACGACCGCCATGCTCGTTCCGGGCAACGTCGGCGTGACGTCGCGCAAGGTCATGAACATCTTGCGTCGTCACCCGAAGGTCGCCGTCGCGCTCGGCGGCTCGCTCAACTCGGGTAAATACTACTCGGAACAGGAAGTCGCGACCGCGCTCGGCCTGGAGCGGATCGAGGTCGGCAACACGCTCAAGCAGACCAGCAAGCGCGGGCAGACGGTCGTCACCTCGCAGATTTGGCCGGACTCGTTCGCGATCCATTATCAAGGTCCGATGGATTCGTCCGGCCTCGGCCTCGACAACGGCGCGACGAACTTCCTCGCTACGTTCCAGTGGGGCGGGATCGTCTCGGGCGAGAACCTCTATCGCCCCGGCGAAATGGGCCTTTGGGGCGGCGTCGGCGTCTATACTGGCGAGAGCTTGGTCGAGAAGCGCGTCGCGCCTTTCGCCGGGTATCTGTTTCAGAACGTCCTCTAATTCTACCGGAGGGCGGCCCCGCGCCGCCCCGAGGCTAGAATAAGACCCCCAACGGAGAATCCTTATGGATCGCACCCCCCTTTACGCGCAGTTCGACGGCGACGAGATCCTCGGCACGGTTTACCCCCTCGGCGAGGAGATTTCGCAGGATGTCGACGCAGGTACGCGATCGGTCCTCGTGGAAATGGGGCGCCTCTCCGCGACGAAGCCGCCCGTTCCGTTCGTCATGCCGACCGCAGTCGACAAGAACGTCGGCGATATGTCCCGCGCCGAGCTGGAGCAGTCCGCGCTCGCCATCGCCTCCGCCAGCCTGGCGGACCGCTCCGAAGACGATCTTCGCGAGTTCGTGTCGCGCGGTCGTGACGAGGCCGACCAGCGCGCCAAGGATGCCGACGAGGAGCGTCAACGCGCGATCGACGCGAGCAAGACCAACGAGGCCGGCTCGACCCCTTACGCCGACCTCAAGGACAAGCCGCTCAACACGCTCAAGACGGCGGAACTCGTGACGATCGCCGACGAGGAGAATATCTCGCTCGTCGACGCGCGCACGAACCCGGATCGCGTGAAGCTGATCGAGGACGCCCGCAAGGCGAAGGCGAGCAGCGATACCCCGGCCGCTTAACGCGCCGACCCGTTACAATCCCGAGGGGGTCGAGTCGCAACGGCTCGGCCCCCTCTTTCGTTGAAAGGCCCGACATGAAGCTCTCCCGGTTCTCCCTAATCCTCGCGCTCGCGCTCCCCTCGATCGCCATCGCGCAAACCGTCCCTGTGACGCCTCCGAACACGGTCGACGGCTCGGGCCGATCGAAGGCGGTCGGGACGACGTTTATCGTCAACGCGGACGGCTCGATCGCGACGATCGGCGGCAACGCGGGGACAGTGACGACGCCGTCAACGATGGTAACGACCACGCAAGGAACGGCCGCGAACGGCGGCGTTCCCGCGGGCAACCCGAACCTCGTCGCGGGTTCGGACGGCGCGAACGTGCGAACAATGCGGACGGACCCGAACGGAATTTTGCTCGGCAGTATTAACAATGCGAGCGCAAGCAACCTCGGGGACGGCTCTCCGCAGGCGGGCGCACTCCCGGTTCGTAGCCACGGCGTTCTGTGGAATGGCGCCACCTTTGATCGCCAGCGTGACGCGAATACCGCCGCCGGAACGACCGGAACCGGGCTGGCGGGTACCGTTGCGCTCGGCCTCGTGAACACGACCCAAGCAACCGCAACGGCTGTTGGAAACTACGTTCGCCCGTGGCTTGACCCCTATGGCCGTACCATTGTGCAGTTTGTCGACAGCACGGGTAACAACGTCGCGGTCCGCGCTCCCGCCGATGGCGCAGGAAACGAAAGCGGCCTAACCACTGTTGACCGCCTGACAGTGTTTAACGGCGCGACATGGGACCGCTTGCGCGGCGACACGACGGGCGGGCTTTGGTCGCAGGAACGCGAGCGGGCGCAGTTCTATTCCGAGCCAACAACGGCGCTTGCAGCGAACGCGACCTATACCGGAGCGACGCGCGACGGCGGCCCTAACATTTCTCAATGGGGCTCGTTTTCGTGCTTTGCGCGCGCCGATCAGTCTGGCTCCGTTTTCCTCGACGGCTCACCCGACAATGTGACTTGGACAAACAAGGTTACGGCCACAGTCGCGGCGAACACGCCCGTTCGCATCACCGATCGCAACGACATGCGCAACAGCCGTTGCCGGTACACCAACGGCGCGACCGCCAACACCGCCGCGCCCGTCATCAACAGCAGCTTCGGCGCATAAGCCGACCACCGGGAGATAATGCCATGAGACTTGCGATCCTTGGGGGGCTCGTGGCCCTCCTCCTCGCCACACCAGCTACAGCGCAGATCGGGACGCTCGTTAATGGCGTCCCGCCAGTGTCGCCCGAAACCGCGACCGCCCTCGCGCAGATGCAAGCGCAGATACCGTCCCCCGCCGACAGCGTCCCGAGCATCGAAGCGCCTGGCGGGGCTCCAGGCGCAACGATGACGTTCCGCCGGGGTGACGCGGTCGCGCCTCGCATCACGCGCTCGGGCGTGTTCACCGTCTCGGGCGCAACGGGCCTGATCGGCGGAACATGGTCGACCCCGCTCCCGGCTGGAGCGTCGTCCTATCCGATGTTCTTCACCGGCATTGGTCCGGCCGGGTCGATGGCGATTGACTGTATCGTGATCTCGTCGACGAATACGGCGTTCTCGGCGCAGTGCCGGCAAGGCGTCTTGACCCTCTCCCTCTTGTCCGCGCCGATCTCGATCCTCGCGCCGACAGGGACACAGGTTTACGCGCTGGCGCTACCGGCGACGCAAGTCTCGCAATAAGCCTCCCGTATCGCCACAACGCGCCGTCTCCGCTATGCGGGGGCGGCGTTTTGCATTGGAGCCCCGCGCAATGGTCTATCTCACCTCCGCCGAATACGTGAAGCGCTTCGGAGCGCGCGAGACGACGCTCCTCACGTTCGACGGCGTCCCGGTTCCAAACGTCGCGCCGACCTATGACACGCTGAAGCTTGAGGCGCAGATCAGCGACGCGACGGATCAGGTCGAGGGCTATATCTCGCGCCGCTATGCCGTCCCGCTCGCGTCGGCCCCCTCGATCGTCAAGGGGTGGGTGGGCGCTCTCACCCGGTTCAATCTGGCGGTTGCGAGCGGACACCTCTCCGACGCGATCAAGATTGCCTACGACTCCGCGATCCGCCAGCTTGAGCAGCTCGCCGCGGACAAGCTCGACCTCCCGATTCCCGAAGGCGGGACCGCGCTCCCCGAGAACAGCGGCGGGTCGCCTATGTCATCGGGCGACCGGGCCGCGCCGACGTTCACCTCGCAGACCATGAGCGGATACACGGACACGTTTACCGGGTCGGCCGGTTACGCGCCTTGCTGGCGGCAGGGGCGCTAGTTCGTGGCGGGCTTCCAAACGACGCTGGAGTTCGACGGCGCCGGGCTGGAGAAGCCGCTCGCCGCGCTTCGCAACCTCCGCGACTTGGGCGAGGATCTCTCGCCGTTCATGACGGCCGCAAAGTCGATCCTCCTCGCCTCGACGATTAACCGGTTCGAGACGGGGCGCGGACCGGGCGGCATCCCGTGGGCGCAGACCAAGCGACAGGTTCGGAGCGCGGTCGGGCCGACCGGACCGAACAAGGCCCGCATCCTCGTCAACACCGGGGCGCTCCAAAGCTCGATCCAGGGCGAGAGCGACAGCAAGAGCGCGGAGGTCGGATCGAAGGGCCTCGACGTCCCGGCGAAGCTGGCAAACCAATTCGGATCACACCGCCAAAGCGTCGTTCTCGCGCATGAACGCGTCGTAACGAAGGTATTCGGCGCGACGCTCGACGAGCCCGCCGTGCAGAATGTCCGCGCGCATGGTCGCGTGACGAACCTCCCCGCCCGCCCATTCGTCGGCATAGACAGCGACGACGTTGCCGATATCAAGGACGCATGGGGCGGCATCATCCGAAAGGCATACGGCAATGGCTGACCCCCTCGACTTCGGCGTCGATCTCTCGACCGTGCAAGCTCGCTTGCTCGCAATGGGATATTTCCTCTCCGTCACGGACGCGCTCGACGCGAGCGAGGCGCTCGACGGAACTCTCGCCTACAGCCCGCCCGCCGCGTTCGTCGCCGTTACGCGCGAGGTCGGGCTAGAGAACCGCGTGACACAGGGACACTCCCAACGGGTCGAGGTCGAGATCGGGATCTTGTTCGTCGAAAGCACGGCCCGCGCGTCTCGGACCAGTGCAAAGGATCAGCTCGAATTGACCCGCAAAGCCGTGACACGCCAGCTCGTCGCCTGGACGCCTCGCGGCGCGGGCAAGGCGCTCGATTACGCGCGGTACAGCGTCGTCAAGATCGGTAACGGGCTGGCATGGGGCGAGGTGCGGTTCACGACCTCCTATCGCCTCACGATCTAGGCGGGCTTTCAGGGTTCCTCGCCGTCTCGCCGCGCCGTATTCCGAACGGCGAACCCGAGGAGCCCGATACATGGACGCAACCGACAACAATCCCGACGCGCGGGCCGACGATCTCGTCGCAGATACCGCGCCGGCCGCACCTGGCACGATCGCCGAGCCCGAGGTCGCCGAGACGCAATCGACCGACCCGATCCGAAACGAGGAAGGCTTTGCGCTGATCGTGACGGAGAACGGGACCTATCCCGCGAACCACCGCCTCCGCGCCGAAGCGATGGCCCGTGACGGCGTGACGACCGACGCCGACGGCATGATCTCCGACGAGCTGATCGCCTCGACCAAGGATCGCTTGGCGCGCGAGGATGCCGAGGCGAAAGCGAACACCCCGTCGATGGATTGGACCCGCGACCGCCTCGTCGAGTTCGCGGCACGCACGCCGGGCGCGTTCCACGAGACGGACGCGAACAAGCGCGCCATCCTCGACGCAATCAACGCGGCAACCGCCGCCCCTTCGGAGTCCTAAGACATGGCCGGCGCAAATAAAGATTGGTTTACGAAGGTTATTCTCGCCAAGCTGGAGACGACCGAAGGCACGGACGCCGCACCGACGACCGTCCTCAACGCCCTCCGCGTTCTCAACTTTGCCGAGACGTTCCTCACGGCCGAGCAAAAGGTCCGCGCGATCGAGACGGCCTATTACGGCGCAACCCCGTTCGTCCTCTCGGGTTTCCAGCGGACGATGACGTTCGACATGGAAATGCACGGCGGCGGCGTGGCGGCCGGAACGACGGTTCCGCCTTGGATGATCCCGCTCCAGTTTTGCGGCATGGGGACCCCGGCCGTCGGCGCGAACAGTGTCACGATCGCGCCTATCACCGCGGCGACCAAGACCGGGACCATGTGGGCCTATATCGACGACCTGTTGACGAAGATCGCGGGCTCGCGCGGGACATTCGGGTTCAAGATCGAGGACGACGAGTTCCCCGTCTGGAATTTCGACGTCCTGGGTATCCCGGACCAGGCGCTCGCCTCGCAAGCCGTCCCCGGCGCGGTCACGTTGACCGGCTATGTCGACCCACTCCTCTCCGCGACGGAAAACACCACGTTCACGATGGGCGCCTATGCCGCGGCGCTCCGCCGTTGGACCATGTCGGCGAACAACGATCGTCAGTTCCGCTCGCTGATCGGCCCGACGGACCGGATCAACATGCGGGGCCGCTCGCTCTCCGGCGAGGTCGTGTTCGAGGTCCCCGACCTCACGACCAAGAACTATTTCTCGCAGATCCGACCCGGCACGACGATGCCGGCGACGTGCGTCCAGGGTTCGGCCCCGGGCAATATCGTGCAGATCGACACGCCTCGCTTGCTTATCAGTGGCGCGGCGCTGTCGGAGGAACAGGGCAAGGCAATGTGTACCCTTTCCGTGACGGCGATCCCTTCGGCCGCGGGTAACGACGAGATCCTTATCACGTCGAAATAGTTTGCGGTCCGCCGCGAATTGGGAACATTGGCCGGCGCGGGACAACCCCGCGTCGGCCTTTGTCATTCTGGAGAGCATCATGTCGTTTGACCTACTCGCGAAGCCCCTCGTTCATATCCCGGTGAAGTGGCAAGGGCTCGACAGCGACGAACACGGCGACGCGAAGATCGTCGAGCATGAGGTTTCGATCCAAGTCGAATTGCTTACCCGTGAGGAACTTGAGGAGTGGACCGCCGACGCGCAGCAGGACGCCTTTGCGGCGGAACGCGCCGAGCTAATGGATCGGATCAACGCCGCGCTCCGTCTTTCCGAGGATGGCGTCGAAGGTACGGCGGCATTGCTCAACACGCTCACGGAGGAGCAAAACGCGCTCAACCGGCGGACCCGTGAGGCCACGCGCGAGCGTGACGTCCGCACCTTTACCCGCGTCGCACACGGCTGGAAAAAGGTCGTTACGAACCGCGCGCCGGTCCCATTCAACGCCGAGAACGCCCGCAAGCTCTTGGCTTGGCCCGGCTTCCCCGAGGCGTTCTTTTTCGCCTTCGCGGATGCGGTTAAGGGCAAGCTGGCAGCACGGGAGGGAAACTCCGAAGGCTCGGCCGCCAGTGGGCCGGCGGTCGAGCCTACCGACGCGACGACAAAGGTCGAGACGCCGACGAGCTGACGCCGTTCGAGATTGAATGCCAGCGGTTCGGCATCGACCCGAAGGGGTTTAATCGGGGGGAGAGCGTCGAGGCTCGCGACGTCATCCCCCTATGGCCTGACATGCAGATCCCGTTCGCGCTGTTTTGTGACGCGCCGTGGCAATGGCTCTCGCTCGGCATGGGGGGCGCGATCCGAACCAATATCAGCCGGACGGAATTGGAGGCTTCCGCGAGGTCACTTGGCGTCACAATGACACCGGACATATTCGCGGATATACGAATCCTTGAAGCGGAGGCGATCAACTATTGGTCGAGCCGACGATAGGGAAACGACATGGCAGGCGATTTCGATCTTTCGGCCCGGATTACTGGCGACGCGACCGGGCTAGTCTCGGCCGCGAAACAGGGGGTCGACGGGATCGAGGATCTCGGCACGGCGCAGCGCGGCGCGGCCGGCGCGGCTCGGGAGCTTGAACAGGCGACCGAGTCGAGCGGCAAGGCCCAGGCCGACACGGCTCGAAAGACCGGGGAGGCCACCCGCGCCACGGCCGAGGGCGCGCAAGAGCAGCGCGAGGCGGCAAAGGCCGCGCGTGACGCCGGGACCGCGCAGGAAGGGCTAGGAGCCGCCGCAGCTCGGGCCGGATCGCAGCAGGAAGCCGCCGCCAGTTCCGCCGCCTCCGCCCGTAGCAAGCTGGCAGCAGCGTCGACGCAACTCGATCTCGCCGAGACGCGCGCCGCGTCCGCCGTCGCTGGCCTAGAACTCGCGCACCGCAAAGCCGCCCTAGCCGCCGACGATGACGCCGACGCGCAGCTCCGCGTGATCCGTGATCTTGCGAACGCCGAGGCGCGCGTAATCTCCACCGCTCAAGGCGTCGTGATCGCGCGCGAGCGGGTCAACAAATCGCAGCGCGACGGCGTATCGGCGACGGACGAGAGCATTCGGGCTACTAACCGGCAGGGCTATGCGGTCCGCAACGTCGGGCAGCAGTTCGGCGACTTCGGCCTCCAAGTCGCGGGCGGGACGTCGGTCGCGCGGGCGTTCGGGCAGCAAGCCGGGCAGCTCGGGTTTGCACTGTCGGAGCTGCAAAGCGGTCCGCTCGTCGGCCTCGGCAAGTTCCTCGTGGGGCCGTGGGGCATCGCTCTCACGATCGGCGCCGCCTTCCTCGGCCCGATGATCGAGAAGCTATTCCAGGCGGGCAGCGCGGCAGAGGAGAACGCCGACAAAATGGCTAAGGCGGCGTCGGCCGCCGACAGCTTCGGGAACGCGCAATCCATTCTCGGCAAGGTTATCGACCTCACGACCGGCAAGATCAAAACGCAAAACGTCGTTTTGATCGAGTCGATCAAGCTCCAGACGCAAGCCAATCTCCTCGCCGCACAGGCGAAAATCGACGCGCTCAAGCCTAAACCCGACCTCGTTATAAAGACGGGCGGGCAGGGCAATGGTTCGCTCGGCGGGATCGGCGGGTTCGGCAATTTCGACAAGTCGGTCGCCGCGGCCGGATTGGTCGATCAGCAGCAAGCGAAGCTCAACGCCATCACGCAAAGCTTGGGGCGGCTCGTCGCGAGCGGGTACGCGGACAAGGACCCGGCCGCCTACGCCGCCGCGGTAAATAAGGGCATCACGAACGCGATCGCAGGGATCGACCGCCTCGCCACGGGCAGCACGTTCGCGGGCAAGAAGCTAACCGACGTCAAATCGACGCTCCTCGGAATCGGCACGCTCGGCACCGACAAGGCCGCGGGGTTGCTCTCGCTCAAGGCGCTCACGGGTGGCGGGGTCGATCCACTCCTCAAGCCGTACAAGGCCGATCCGAAGGCAAAAAAGCCGCCTAAACCGAAATCAACGGAAGCGCGAGACGAGTTCGGCCGGGATGCCGAGGACAAGATCGCGAACCTCGTCGGGCAGTTCGACGAGGCTCCCCCTGTCCTCGATAAGACGAACAAGAAGATCCGCGAACTCGACGACCTGATCGACGATCTCGGCCGCAAGAAGCCGGCGGGGTTTGCCGACCTGATCGCGAGCGCGGAGGCGGCAAAGGTCACGGTTCGCGACGGGCTGATCCGTGAGGTCGCGAAGTCGTTCGAGCAACCTAAGACGCTCGCCGATAAGGCCGCAGCGGCATTCGGGCAGCTCGACGCCGTCATCGCCGACCTCAACAAGAACAAGCCGACCGGGTTCGACGGGCTGATCGAAAGCGCCGAGCGCACTAAGGGCGTCATCGCGGCCGGACTGCAAAAGCCGTATCGCGATTTTATTGAGGATCAGCGCGACGGGCTGACGGTGCAGCAGCTATTGACCGCGGGCCGGATCGACGAGGCGAACGCGCTCAAGACGGTGCAGGGCCTTCAAAAGACGATGGGGCCGCTAACCGACGCGCAAAAGGACAGCGTTCTCGCGACGGTCCAAGCCATGCGGCTTGAGCAACGCCAGCTCGAAATCAGGAACGAGCTACAGGCGAAGTATCTAACGGCGGTCGGCTCGATCAAGGGCGTAGTGCAGGACGCGACGCAAGCGTTCGTGCGCGGAGACCTCGGGCAGCTTATCAAGGCTCCGCAAAAGCTCCTCGACAGCTTCCTCACGCTCAAGGGCGACAAGATTTTCGACAACTTGTTCGGGGGCGTGTTCCGCGACCTTACGGATCAGGTCAACGGCGTGTCGCCGGTCAAGGATGCCGGAAAGCGCATGGCCGCCGCGGTCGACGAGGTCGCGGATAAGTCGAAGATCGTCGCGACGTCGTTCGCTACGATTAAGCCGCCGGTCGACGCCGCGACGAAGGCACTCGGCAGCTTCACCGACGCGCTCAATCGCGCGGCCGGGATCAACACCCCCGCGAACGACAATAACAGCTCCAGCGGCCTCCCCGGCGGTACGACGATCGAGCCGGACGGGACGATCCGTGTCGAGGCGAACAAGGTTGCAACGCCGACGCCAACACCGAACCCGACGGTTCCCGGTGACAAGGTCGACCCGTTCGCGCTCGGTATCGACAAGGTATTCGGCAAGCTCGGCATCAAGGACCCGCAGATTTTTGGCCGCTCGATCGGGCAGAACGCGGGCAAGGCGTTCGAGGGCGCGGCGACCGGCGCGGTCGTCAACGGGTTTTTGCAACCGCTCGGCAAGGCTCTCGGGTTCAAGACGTCCAAGGTCGGCGCACAGATCGGCGGCGCGGTCGGTTCGTTCCTCCCGATCCCGTTCGGCAAGGAAGTCGGCGCGGTTGTCGGTTCCGTGATCGGCGGACTGTTCAAAAAGGACAAGTTCGGCTCGTCGACCCTAAGCGTTAACAACGGGCAAGCCGTCGCCGGGACGTCGATCGGCTCGGGCAAGGCGGCAAAGGAACAGGCGGACGCGCTTGGCGGGTCGCTTGCCGACGGGCTCAATTCGATCGTTGCCGCACTCGGCGCGCAGCTCGGAAGTGCGAGCGTCTCGATCGGCTATCGACCTGGCCACAAGGCGGGCGCGTATCGCGTCGATACCTCCGGCGCTGGCAAGGTGACGGGGGTCGAGGCGTTCGACACCGAAGCCGAGGCCGTTGCCTTCGCAATCCGTGACGCGATCCTCGACGGCGGCGTAACGGGACTTTCGGCCGCCATGCAAAAGGCGCTTTCGTCGAACGCCGATATCGACCGGGCCGTTCAAGAGGCGCTCGGGGTCAAGGCGCTGGAGGCATCGCTCGGCGGCGTGCAAGGCGCGCTCAAGGCGCAGTTCTCGGCCGAGGACGCGGCAGGGCGCGAGCGGGTCCGCCTGGCGAAAGCTTACGGGGTCGACCTCGTCGCGGTCGAGAAGCTCAACGCGGAACAGCGCGCAACGCTGATCGAGTCGACGCTCAAATCGCGCCTCGGCTCGCTCTCGGACACGCTCAACTCGCTCAAGTTCGGCGACCTGTTCGAGGGTTCGGCCGCGGACAAGCTCAAGGCCCTACAGGTCCAAATCGACGCGGCGCAAAAGGATGCCGAGGCGGGTAAGGCCGGGGCAGCGGACACGCTCGCCGGGCTGTTGCAACAAAAGGTCGGGACGGCTCGCGACGCATACGGAACGGCCGGGCCGGAGTTTACGAACGCGCGGGGCGATGCCCTCTCGGCGATCGAGCGCGTAATCAAAATGGAGACGGACCGGGTCAACGCCGCGGCGAACGGGACCGGCACCGATGCGGCGGCTATGGCGGCGCAAACGGCAGTTATTTCCGAAGGGGTTGACGTACAGGTGCAAACCCTTGCGGCGGTAAAGGATCTCGCCGGAGCGATCAGGGGAACCGGCTCGGCGAACGACTATTCGCCGAACCTCAACGGGATCGCTAGGAAAGCGGCAGCATGACGCAAACCGTATTGATCCAAGCGTTCCCGGCTGATCCAGCAACGGGCGCCCCCGTCCCGGTCCGGCTCGCGGGCGGCGGCTCGCGAGCCTATTCGCAATTTGGCTTCGGAGATTGGCGGGCCGGGGTCGCAACGCTTCCTCGCTTTACCGCCGAGGTCGGGTTCGACGCGAACGGATGGAACGGTAACGCGATTCCCCAGGTAGCCGGGACGCGCTTCAATTCGGCGGACCAACAGCTCACGGCCGACCTCGCCGGGCTCTACTGGAAAGACGCGCGGATCACGATCACGACCGGCGATGACGACACGGGCGCTTATGGGACCGCGTTCGTTGGCTCGGTAGGCTCCGTGTCGATCGAGAGCGGGGTTCTATCGTTCGCGCTCGGCGACCTTTCCGTCGATCTTAACAAGCCGCTCTTGTCCGCGACGTTCGCCGGCACTGGCGGGCTTGAGGGGCCGGTCGATATCTCGGGGCGGGTCAAGCGCCGATCATGGGGCCGCGTGTTCAGTGTCGAAGGGTTCATCCTCGACAAGGCGAACAATATCTATGAGTTCGGCGATCCGGCCTTTCCTCTCGCCGGGTTCGTTCGGATCAAGGACAAGGGGCGGGAAGGGCCCTCCGTTGTCCTCGATTGGCAGGGCTCTATAGCCGCCACGTTCGCAGCGCTACAGGTCGCAGTCGCGCCGGCGGGCGGGGGCGTCGTCGCCCCCTCGATCGCGTGCGCGAAGTGGTGGACCGACGCCTCCGGGCCTCTCACGGCGGACCTGTTCGGCGAGGTCGGAGCGGCTTACGTCGAGACGGTCCCGCAGATCGTGGAGCGCGTTGCCGCGACGATCGCCAATCCCGTTCCGGTCGACGAGGTTGTCGGCTTTACCGCGCAACGGCCGGAGTTCGCCGGGGTTCACGTCGACAGTTCGAGCGAGACGGTCGCGCAAGTTCTTGACCGGCTTTGTCTCGGCGTCTCGCTAATCTGGATCATGTCGCCGACCGGGTCGATCCGCTTCCGTCAATGGCGATGGGCCGTTGCGGGAACGCCTAAGACGTGGAAGCCGGGCGAGGCGGTCGCGTCGACGTGGCAAAACCTCGTGGCGATCAATTCGCGCTGGCAATCGCTCGTAACGGTGCAAGTCTTTCGCTCGATCGGGCAGATCACGCGCCGGGAAGTGTTTACGCCGATCAAGTCCCGGAAGCTCGGCTATCAGCGGAACTACCGGATACACACCGACGCGGAAATCAGCGCGGCGATCCAGGCGACGGACGTCCTCTATCCAGACGGCGACACGGTCGCAGCGTACAAGCCCGCCACACCCGGCGCAGACAACACCGCGACGAGCGCGACCGGCCTTGTCGTCGCTGGAGCGCTCAACCCGGATGGCACGGTCAAGGACGGCAAGGTCGGAACCGGCGCGATCTCGCAATCCGCCGTCCAGAAAACGCGCGTCTCGATCACGAACGCCGATCAGCGCGTAAAGCAAAATACGATTGCGACCCTAGCGACGATCAGCTTCACCAAAGACGAGGACGACAGCCTCCTCAAGGTCACGTTCTCCGGCATGTTTTGGAGCGACGACGATTTGCAGTTTAATTGCAGCATTATGATCGACAACGCCGTCTCGTATCCGACCGGGCAGCAATCGAACATATTCGACGGGTCGGCGAGCGGCGCGAAATCGACGATCTCGCCGTTTACCTATATTCAGCTCGCCGCCGGACTGCATACGATCGCTTTCAACGTCGAGAACGTCGAGAACGACAATATCGACCTGATCGTAAAAGCGGGTTCGGCGCTGGAAGTAATCGAAATCAAACAGGGCGGGCAATAATGGCGACGGTCGACCAAGGGCTCGCGGCATGGCTCAAGAGCGAGGGGCTCTATGTCACGGCGGAGGATGCCGCCTTAGTGGCTCAATGGGGCGAGCGGGCCGCGGCGTCCGAGTATATGTCGCCTCTCGCGCTCCGGTCCGCCGCATTGGACGAGGCGAGCCGCCAGCTCGATTTTCTCTCCGGCCCGCTCGCTAAGGACGAACACACGATCGCGGGGCTATGGTCGAGCCTTGTCGGGCAAGTGATCGGGTTGCAGGGCGACCGCTACGGATACGAGGCAACGCCGACGGTTTTCGTTCTTCGCGCGGCCGAAAGCGAAACGTCGGACACGACCGCGCTAACGGTTCTCTATCGGATGCCCGACACGGTTCGCACCCGCGCGCTAACCCTGCCCTATTTCGATTTTAGCGGTGGCGCGATGCCGAGCGGCGCGACGCTCAAGCGGGCATCGATCGGGAGCCGTATAAATGCTGAAGGTTTGATCGCGTTCGAGCCTATCGACGCGCCTCGGTTCGACTATTTCAATGGAGTGCTAGCCGGCTTACTAATCGAAAAGTCAGCTATCAATTATTGCAGCACAACAAGCCCAACGAACCTTGTTCGCGTTACTCGCACACCAGGAATTGCCGATCCGGCAGGGGGATCGGACGCAAGCCGTTATGTTGTAGCGTCTGCCAATAGCCCAAGCGCATTTATGCCGGTTCCTACATCTCCAAGCGGCCGCACATTTACGGAGTCATGTTTTATTCGTGACGCCGTCGCAATGGGTCAGGCTTCCCGCGCGCTGCTGTTTGATTACGGAACCACCGGCCCCGAGAGTGTTAGCTCCATTACTCTCAATACGTCACCTGCATGGACGCGTTTTACTAAATCTCGAACCTTTGGCGCGATGACGTCAACCACAATTACAGTAAGCTTTAATCCATTTGCAGGAACAGGCGGCACGTCCAATCCCACAGTAGGCAGCGCGCAGGACTCGGCCTTTTGGCAATATGAAGATGGGGCCGTTGCAACGTCCTACATTCCAGCCGGACAAACCCGCGCCGCTGATGCTCTATCATTCGATTGGGGCGCGCAGGGCGTCCCCGACGGCGCGTTCACGTTCCGCGTGACGTTCGACAATGGATCGACGCAAGACGTCGCGATGACGGTTGCGGGGGGCGTCACGACCCTTCCGACCAATCTAACCCGGCCGCGCGTGTCGCGCGTCCAGCTTTTGCGATAGGTTCACCCGATGGCATCGCTAATAATCCTCGCCCCCCTCCCGGCCTCCGTCTCGTCGTCGCGGGGTTCGGGACAGGCTCGATTGCTTACGGACGATCCTAAGGAGGTTTGGACCGATAGCGTCTCGGGTTCGGCCGCCGTCCTAACGCTCGACCTCGGCGCGACGATGCAGATCGACAGCGCGTTCCTCGGCTCCAGCAATGCGGCCGATACAGCGGCTTGGACCGTATCGAGCGGCATCAATAACGGGACGGAGACGGTATGGCTCAACTCCGCCCCCATGCCCGCGCCGTACCGCCGCACGGCTCGACCGCGAATGTCGTTTTATCGTCGGGCCGCGCCGATTGCCGCGCGTTATCTGTCCGTCTCCCTGATCCAGCCCGCAAACTCTCCACCTCTCACGATCGGCAATTTCGCGACCGGGCTCGCGTTCCAGCCGACCTATGGGAACGAGTATGGATCGGGCCGGACGCCGATCGACACGGGCAGTCGCGAGGCTTTGTTCTCGGGTGGGTTCGGGACCTTGCGCGGCATCCGAAAGACCGCGTTCACCGCCACGCTCGGCGACTTGCTCGACGCCGAGGTCGAGCGGCTCGACGACATATTCCAAGACAAGGGATCGACGCTCCCGGTCCTCTTTATCGAGGGGACCGATGCGACCGGCGCCGCGGCCGCGACCGCGGAACAAATGCACTGGAGCGTATTCCAGAAACTAGAAGGCTATGAGCGACAAGCGCCCGCCGTTACACGGTGGGGCCTGACTTTTGAGGAATGGCGATAATGGTGCAGACCACGGCGACGGATATCGGATCGAACGGCTCGGGCGTTTTTATGGCCGGGCCGATGATCGAGGGGGATATCGGTTACGATCGCGATATGCGCGCGATCCGCGTCGGCGACGGCGGCACGCCTGGCGGACAAGTCTTTCGCACGCTCGCCGATACGCAAGCCGCGCTCCAGCCGTTGATTGACGCAGTCGACCGCAAAATCCAGCCGTTCGGCGTGGCGACCGTCGCCGGTATTGTGAACGGTCGGACCCGGTTGCAGTCGAGCTTTTCAGGTCCGGCATTCGTCAATGGCGGGACGCTGCAACTCTACGTCGACACCGACATAACTGGCCCGGTCGACCTCAAGACGGATCAGACCGGCGACGGCTACCTCCGCGTGACGGATCGCAATAACGCCGAATTGAGCGGAGTCGTATTCCCCGCCGGGTCGTTCATTCGCCTCACGATCAACCTCAACGGCGCAATCTGGAACGTCTTTAGCGTAACCCCGTCGCTCCAGTATTCGCAGGGCATCGCAACCGACGCGCTCGGCGCGAAGAAAACAATTCAGGGAATCTATAAGCTCCCGATCGGCCTCCCCATTGGCGGCAACGTCAACAATATCGGGTTCAATGACTTTCCCGCCCCCGCCGATCAAACGACGTTCGAGGTTATCGTCGCACAAGCGAACACGGGGGCGACGTTCATATTCGCGAACGGCCCTTATCTTCGCATCGCGCATGGCGGGAGCGGGAGCGACGTCGCGCCGGGCGAGCTTGTAGCGGGGACGGCGATCAGCTTGACCCGGTCGGACGCTGGCGGCGGGATCGCGGTCCTCAACGGTTCGCGCCCGCTACTCGCCACCGCCCCGCCGGTCGGATCGCAGGACGCCAGCCTCGCAAATCAGCCGTGGGGCAACGTAACGAACACGGGCAGCGGTGGCAGCACCGCCACGCCCCGAACCGCTCCTATCGTCGTGATCGGCAGCTCGAACGCCGCAAGCGCCTACGTCGCCGACGGATCGCGACCCGACCAGTTCGCGACCGCCGCTCTCAATGACTTGTTCGTCGGCGATGGCGTGACGTTCCCGGCAGATTTGCAAGCCGTCCAGGGCGCTCCGTGGAGTTCGGCAAGCGGGCAGCTCCAAGCCTCGTCCGTGTTCATGTCGGGCGCGGCTAAGTGGGTTCTCCCGTTCTTTTGGATGAATGATTGTCGTTCGATCTTCTATCACGACAACGGCGGCGTGATCGCGCAGTTCAACGCGCTAATTGGAATCATCGACTATATCCGCAGCATGGGCGCCGAGCCGGTTCTCTCGACCGGGTTCCACGCTGATCCCCGCGCCAATCCAAGCGCGACCGGCGTCAAGGCGCTTGACCCGTTCTATTTCAGCGACGCCACGGCATACCCAACCGGCGGCACGACACGCGACATGGTCTATCCGACATACAAGGCGAAGCCGGTTAGCCCGACCGCCGATATGGTTCCCAAGGCCACGCTTGCCGACTTCATGGTCTCACGGGATTGGACCGGCGGCGGCGTGGTCCGAACCGGCTATAAGCGGATTTGGCACTTCAACCGTACCTTGCGCGAGATCGCAACGGCTAAGAATTGCGTGATCCTCGACCTCGAATGGTCGTCGTTTCGGACTTGCATCGAAACCGTCCCCGACCTCGGCGCAGGGCTGGATACGTTCTACGACGTCACGAACCCGTTGCATCCCAAGGCGGCGCTCTACCAGGCCGCGGTCAAGCCGGTCATCAATCAATGGGCGCGGTCCGTTGCCGAGGGCCGGAACGATATCCGCGTGTTCCGCGGGGTCTAGCATATCGCCTTATTGGAGCGGCGCTGATATGCCCGCCGCTCCAATAGGAGAAAGTTCCATGAAGCCTTCCGACGAACCCGAAACCTCGACCGAAGCCGATCCGGCGCCTACCGCTCCGCCCGCTCCACCGCCGCCAGCCGACGGCACGGAGGCACTTAGCGGGGGCAACGGTCCCGGTCCCAAGAAGCCGAACGGCTGATATGTGGCAAATCGTCCCCGTCGGGCTGGCAGCGGCTTGCGTCGTCGCGCTCGTTACTCGTGACGACCGGCGGGGCGGTTTGGTGAATGTCCTCGCGCTCAATTGGGCGGCTTGCTCGATAGGCGCGATCGTCACGGGCGAGTGTTACCCCGTGACATGGTTCGCCGCCGTCGATTGGCTCTCCGCGCTGGCGATCGTCATCGGCTTGCGGATTGCATGGGAGGAGAACTCGCTCGCCGAGATCCTTGTCGCGGTCATCTACGGCGCGCAACTCGTTTGCCACGGGTGGCAGAACGTCGCGACGAACCCGCTCCAGGCGGAATATGACGGCTATTGGTTCCTCTACTATGCGGGGCTGGCCCAACTTGCGGCGGCGTTCGTTTGGATCGGACATGGATTTTCTCGACGCCTTGATTTGCCTTGGCGCGGCGTCTCACGTTCTCACGCTATGCGTCTCGGCGTTCCGTCGGCTCGCAACAAAGGTACGCAGTAAATGAGCGAAGCGCTTGCTTGGGTCGAGCCTATGCTCCGGCCGATTATTGCCCTCGGGACGATGGTCACGTCGGGCGGAGTGATTGCGCTCTACAGCGCGAACCGGAAGTCGAAGGCCGAGCTTCTCGCGCTCGCGAACACGGCCGAGGACAAGCTCAACACGCACTACGCGACCGAGCTTAAATCTCTCCGCGAGCAGCTCGTCACGACCGGCAACAATGCTCGGGACCGCGCCGCAGCCGCCGAAACTCGACACATGGAAGCTCAAGCCGCAGCCGACGAACGGTTCAATCGCGCAATGGCGGCGGCCGACGAGCGAGAGCGGGCTTGCGAGGAAAGAGTTCGCGAGCTTCGCGACGAGGTCCGGCTAGTCTCCGAGGAAATGATCGGACTACGGCGCAACGTCGGGCAAAGCGCCCGATCGGCGATTGTCCTAGCCGCGAACTCGCCGAGCATACCTATTCAGGAGTCGGCCGACCGTGCGGCGACCGCTCTCGGGGAGGCCGACGACCGCCTCCGCAACCTCCCGCACGCGGAGTTACCGGAATGACGGCGATTAGCGCTTGCTCTTTGGGAGGTAGCTTTCCCGCGAGCGCCGATTAGGTAGCTTTCCGGCGCGGACGGAGAGAGCCTCGACCAAGCTCATTCCGCGCTTTACCCGTTCATTGACGGTCGACGGCCTTACGCCTTGCGCGCGACAGGCGGCCGATATGCTCTTGTAAGAGACGCCGCCTATTTCGACCTGGCAAAGATCGCTTCGGTTCTCGGAGTTTTGTTGAAGGCTTGTCGCCCATCGGCAATTTCCCGGCTCGTAATGGCCCTCGACGTTCTCGCGATCCGGCGAGTGATCTAGCGAAGGCCGCTCCCCCATATCGGCTAAAAACGCGACGAATGATCGTTCCCAACGGTCGCAGACGGTTATTCCCCGGCCGCCATATTGGGGGTAGTCTTTGCACGTCGGACGGTTGCACCGCTTTTTCATGTTGAGCCACGATTTGTATGTCGGACTCGTGAAACCTCGGGACTTATGTCCGTGAACGACCTTGCCGCCGCGACCTGTTATGCTTGTCATATGGACACCATGACACCACGAAACGGAGACGTAAAATGATTACTATCGACAGCATTCTCGCGGACGTCCTCAAGAACGAGGGCGGATATGTGAACGACCCGAAGGACGCGGGCGGCGAGACGAATTGGGGGATCACGATCGCGACAGCTCGGTCGCAGGGCTACAAGGGCGCGATGAAGGACCTACCGAAGGCAACTGCCCTCGAAATCTATCGCGGCCAATACGTTGTCGCGCCGGGCTTCGGCATGGTCGCCAATGTCTCGGCAGTCATCGCCGCCGAGCTTGTCGACACGGGCGTAAACATGGGGCCGAGGGTCGCGGGCGAGTTCCTACAGCGCGCCTTGAACGCGTTGAGCGATAACGGGCGTGATTATGCAAAGCTCTTGGTCGACGGCGTGGTCGGCAATGCCTCGATCACGGCCCTCAAGGCGTTCAAGGCGAAGCGCGGCGCACTCGGCGAGGCTCGATTGCTCGCGGCGCTTAACGCGCTTCAAGGCGAGCGGTATATCACCCTTACCGAAGGGCGGTCGGCAAACGCGGCCTTCCTGTTCGGTTGGCTTGGAAGGATCGTTTAATGACTGCCCCGAACCCCCTCGACCTGGGCGATTTCGTCAACCTCGACGGCGACAAGGTCCGCTTCGTGATCGACCCGAGCAAGATCCGCGTGGCGCTCATCACCGCCGGCAGTCTGTTCACGTTCTCCGCGCTCGCGATCGTGTCGGTCGTCAAGCTTATGGCCGCGAAAGATTTCATCGGCCTATGGGTATTGCTCCAGAAAGAGGAGACGCTCGCGACCCTCTCGCAGCTCGCCGGGTTCGCGTTCTTCGTCTGGCGCGTGATTCGGGCGATCCGCAAAAAGGGCGTCGAGGTCGAACTCGCCAAGTCGTCGCCGGTCGCCGTCCTGACAACCGAACTCAATCAACCGCCGATCGTCGCAAAGGACACCGTCGCATGAAGCGCCTAGCCATCCTCGTCGTCGCCTCCCTCGCCCTCGCCGGTTGCACCACGACCGGCGGGCTCGACTACTGCAAATATTCAGCGCAGCGCCGGCAAGTCTATGCGACCGCCGTCACCGCCGCGATTGCTTACGAGGCATCGGGTCGACCGGTCCCCCGCGAGCTTGTCCTCGGCCGACAGGCGGCCGAGACGGCGCTTGCAGTTCTCAACGCGCGTTGCCCTGCCCCTTGACGCGAAAAGGGCCGGGGATCACTCCCCGGCCCTCTATTCGGCGTGTCCCTTAGTGGCGGCGGATCGTCGCTTTCGGAATTGAACGATCGCCGGGGACGCCGCCCGCTCCGCCACCATTGCGGCGAGCTTCTCTTGAGCCTCCTCGGTCGGGCTTAGACCCGGCCCGAGAAGCCATCGCGACAACCCGCCCCGCATTACAGCAGCGGCCCGAACGGATCAGCTTTGACAGGCTTCGGCTCGGGAACCTTCGCGAGGATCGCCGCGTCCCGCGCGGCGCCGTCGTACAAGCCCAGCACCGGCTTGCACTGGAACTTCGGCTCGGGGAGGTCGATCGCCGACACCGTCACCTTTTGCCAGCCGTCCCCGTCCTTATCCGGGACCTTGACCTCGTCCCCGACGCGGACCGGGGCGCCCTCATTGAGGTAGGTATAACCGCGCTTGTCGTGCGGCCGGAACTTGCATTCCACGAATTGCCGATTTGCCATTATTCGTCTCCGATCATGCGACGGAACGCGCGAGCAATGCGCGCCCCGATCGTGTTGTTCGATGCCTCGCGATTTGCGAGCCATGCCTCTTTCGCGCCTTTCGACCGGGCGCGGCACTCGGCGCGGAAATCACTTTCCTTGCCGAGCGCCCAATCCGACCGGCGGGGTGGAGCGTTATTGAGCTTGGTCGCCATTACGCCGCCCCTCCCTTGAGCCGAGCCTTAGCCGTCGCGATGGCCCGGTCGACCTCCGCGACGATCTCGTCCGGCGCGGCCTCGCGATGCTTGGCGAAATCGTTCTCCGCCCCGATGACGTCACCGACGATCGCGGCACGCTCACAACGGAGGATCGCCTCGTCCGCCAGTGCGCGAGCGGGATGGTCGTCGGTCGCATCGTCGTCCGTGTCGTTGTGTTGGTCGCCTTGTTGCGCGTCGGATCGCCCCTCGGGCTCGTGACGCGGCGTATCGGTCGAGGCGTCCGCGGGCTTCGACGCACCGCCAGCCGCCCAGCGCGCGAGATTGGCGCCGACCTTTTCGTCGAGCGGCCCGCTACGGTTGCGAAGGCTCGTGAACTGTTCGGGTAGCTTAATCATCGTCCGTTCGCCGACCTGATCCGATTGCCAAGTCGGGATGCCGCCCGCGCCTGGCAGCAAGAGCGCGTTGAGGGTTTGCTCGAACACGAACTCCTCCCCGGCGATCGGCATAAAGCCTTGCGCCTCGACCGCGTTCTTCCCGTCCTTTTTGACAGGCTTGCTCGTGTTCTTCGCACGAAAGCAGAAAATGAAATTGGCGTTAAGCTGGAGCATCCCGTTTATGAGCGCGCGGCGCTTCGACTTGGGCTCGGCCCAAGCTAGCATTTGCATCGAGTTCCGCTTGCTCTCGTCGCCGCGAGTAATCCGGGTCAAAACCTGATCCTGTAGGTCGATCATGCCGCCCGGCCCCTCGTGTTCGTGCGACATGCTATCGACGATCACGACCCCGGCCCCCTTGCCGACACAGTATTGCAGGGCGGCGAGGTAATCGAGCGAGCCGAACGGCGCGTCGAGGGGGACGTGTTGAAACTGGAACCGGTCGGCGTAGTGCAGGGCTCGGCGGTTCTCCGTGTCGATAAAATAGATCTCCCCGCCCGAAACCGACTGAATACCGGTCGCGAGGCGCAGGGCCGTGAACGTTTTCCCGCCCCCGCTTGGCCCCATGAGGCCAATGAGGAGGGGGACCTTTTCGCGCTTGGCGGGGCTCGCCTCGAACGTGCGCGTCGGCATCTTGATCGACATAATTAATTCTCCTCGGAAAGGGCTTCGGCCGCCTTGAGAAACCAAGGCGTAGGGGTGGCGCGGTGGGGCTCGTAACCCGGCCATTCTTGCGTGTGAATGCCACGAGCGAACAGCCACAAGGCGCGCTCGATCAGCATCTTTGCACCGTGGCGATATGCCTCGGACGCGGACACGTCGCGGGGAAGGTATGGGGCCTCGCTCTCGACGAACAGGAAGCCGAACCGGGCTCGACCCTTTTCCGTCTGTTCCGCCAGTGCGTTGAGCCCGCGCAGATACCACGCGTCTTGCACGGCATAGCCGTCGGCGAACGCGCGATCGACCGTGTCGTCGTCCGCGCCCCGGCACGTCTTGACGTCGAGCGCGAGGCCGAGCGTCGGACACCAAACGTCGAGCATCGCGCGGCACCACACCTCGACATGAAGCGAGGGCGTAAGCTCGACCGTCTCGGTCCAAGCGATCACGACCTCCGTCTCGTAGGGCTCGCCCTGGCACGCCTCGACGATATACGGCTTGATCCGGTCGGCCATGTCGCTCGCGACGACGTATTCGCTTTCCTTGACCGGCATACGGCCCGACCGCTCGACGTCGGCTTTCCACGCCTTAGCCTCGGCCGACCGATAAGCGTCGTGCGGGCTGATAACGAAATCCTTCCCCTTATCGAGGGCGAGGCGATGCACGAGCGACCCGCGGTATTGCGCGGCGGTCGATTTGCGCTCCTCCGGCGGCTGTCCAATCGCCGGATGATTGTAGGCGAACTTAGCGGGGGCCGCGCCGGGCTTGGCGAGGATCTTGATCCCGCTATTCGTGAGGGCCGGAGCGGGGCAGGGCTCGGTGAAATACTCGTCGGGCGTGACGGTCGGATAGAAGCCCGGAACCACGATAAGCCCCGCCCCTCCGGTCGCATGAACGACCTCGGGCTCGGGGCGAACGCGCTTCTCGCCGGACAGGTCGAAGTCCTCGTTAAAGCTTGCGAGCGTCGGATCGGGCGCGCGAGCCTTGACGCGCTTCGGGGCGGGGGTTTCGCCGGGGGCGAGATCAAAGGGGTTTATCATCGTCCTGCAATTCCATTTGAGATAGCGCGAGTGATCGCGGGGAGGATGGTTTCGCCGTAATCGTTGCAGACCTCGGTCGAGAGCGTGGCGAACGTGTCGGCAATGCGCTTGAGGCTGATCGCTTGCGAGAGCCGGATGCACTCGCCGGGGTTGAGGAACCGATACCCGCCGTTGCCGTCGTCGGCTTGAGCGGTTTCGACGCCGGGTTCGAGCTGATCCATTGCGTCGGCCATCAGAACGAAATCCCGACACGCGGAATCAGCTTGGCCTTGATCGCCGTGACGATCGCGCGAGCCTGATCCTCGGTAACGCCACAGGTCATAATCGCCTCTTTGGCCTCACGCATCACGGTCGCAATATGCGCCCGGTCATTGGCGCGCTTGGCGTCGGCCTTTGCCTGTTCCGCCTGTTCGTCGGCGATCCGCTGACGCTCGGCCTCCTCGACCCGGCGCTCCTCGGCGACACGATCGCGCTCGGCTTGCGCGTCGCGCTCGACCTTCTCGCGCGCCTCACGCTCAACCCGCATCGCCTCGTCATGCTCGGCTTGCAGACGATCGCGCTCGGCTTGCGCCGCCTGATCCGCCGCCAATTGAACGCGACGACGTTCGTCCTCGGCGCGACGTTCCTCGGCGATCCGCTCGTTCTCGACACGAACGCGCTCGGCCTCAACCCGCTCGGCCTCACGCTGGCGAGCCTCCTCGGCTTCACGCTCGACCCGAGCCGCCTCCTCGCGCTTCTCCGCCTCGATACGATCTCGCTCGTCGCGCTCGGCCTTCTCCTTGCGAAGGATCTCCAGCTCGGCCGCGTCCGCCTCGTCTTTCGCGAGCCGGTTACGCGCCGCCACGAGAGCCGCGACGGTAGCGTCCTTCACCGTCTCCGCCTCGTCCGCCTCATGCGAGAGCCATTGCGGAGCCTCGAACGTGCGGGCGTAAATCTCCCGGCCGCGCGTCGTGACGGTGACGCTCGTATCCTCGGGCGTGACGGACGCGGCGGCGCGCATATCGGCTAGGACCTTGTCGTTCGCGGCGACGCGCACGGCTTCGGCTTCCTCCCAATCGGTCAACGGCTTGCGGACGATTGCGGCGAGATCCTTGATCCGCTCGACCATTGGCATACGCGCATCGTTAATAACCTTGACTTGCGCCCGCATCCCCGCCGTGAGTTCGAGCGCGGACTTATCGAGCGAGGTCGCGGTCGTCGTGAACCGGCGGGCAAATGAGCGCAGCGCGTCGCGACCCTTGGCGCTCGTCGTGTCGGGCTCGTATTTGTCGGCCTCGACCTTGAGCCGGTCGTAAAACTGATCCGCCTTCTCGGCATCGATCAGGATCACACGCGCCTGATCCAACACGGTAGGCGCGGGCAATCCGGGCGTGTCGATCAGTGACAGCATGGGCGCGGCGTCCTCTAAGGTTGCCGTCGGTTTTCTCGCCATTTTTCGTTGCTCCGTTGCTTGCGTTTGCGTTGGCATCGCTCTACGGAGGTTTCATCGCCGTTTCAACAAATATCTTGCGAGGTTTCAAATATGGACATTGAGAGCGCCAATCGTGAGGCGATCGACAAGATCAAATCGCGTTGCCACCTGTTACGGATCACGCCGATTGAGCTTTGCGGCCTGGCAAAGGTCGGCAGGGTGACATTCTGGCGCGCTGACACCGATCCGGCCGTCGCGACGACCAAGACGCTTCGCAAGCTGGAGGAGGCGCTCGCCGGACTAGAGGCGAAAGCCAAGGCGCAATGATCTACTTTCTGGAAGCGAAAGGGCTCGACTTGATAAAAATAGGGTTCGCGTTGAACGTCGATCAACGCGTCGAGTCATTGCAAACGGCCTCGCCGGTTTCTCTGGAGCTTATTAAGGTTCTTGAGGGGGACATGGGAATCGAGCGGCAAATCCATTTGTATTTCCGCGAAAGTCATTCTCGTCGGGAATGGTTTGTCGCAACGGACCGCATTCGTAAGTTTGAATTGACGGATCTTCCCGAGATTGAGCCGGTCGAAATTGCCGATCCCAACAAAATATACCGGCACGTTTGCGCCGGGTGCGGCGTACCTTTCGCTCGGACCTATCAGTCCGCCGCGCGAATCCCGCGCAGACCTTTCCACAACATCGCTTGCAAGTATGCGAACGGCAAAGCCGAGGGCGGCAACAAAGCAATCGCCGCCGCACGGCATCCCGTAGCGGCGACGTCATCGAGATTCGATCTCGAATAATGCCGAGCCTCAATCTAACGAGGTTCCGCATCGCTCGCCGTGATGGCGCGACGATCGAAGCCGCCGCCGAGCTATCCGGCCTCGGGTTGAATGAGGCTCTCTCATGGGCGCAGGACGACGCGGAGAACCCTCCGCCGCCGGAAGCCTACGCCCTACCAGTTCCCAAAGCCGCCGGGGTTATGGCGGCATCAACGGAGAATATCATGGCACGGAAACCAGCTACCACGACCAAGGCGCCCGATCCTTTCGGCGCGATCGCAGACGGCCTATCCGAGGATCTCAAGGCGAAGAAACTCGCCGAGGCTAAGACGGCGGACACCGTTGCGGCCGGCGCAATCGAAGGCGCGGGCGCAGCGCTCGACGCGGGCGGCGATGCCCGAGACGTCGCGGCGGCAACGATCGGCGGGGCCGCAGCGGCAACGGCCGAGATCGAGGCGGACAATGAGCCCGCGCGCGAACAGGTTCGCGTTGAGGCCGAGCGCCCGACTAAGCTCGAAACGCCAGCCGCGCCCGGTGACA